GCATTGCGCTACCGGTTTTCCATTTGTGGTCAAATGGCGGTACTTAAGCGAACATCAGGCTTGATTATGCGTTGAACGGAGCAAGAAACAGGGAGATACTAGTAAGAGTGGTCCCGGTGACAGGTTGTTCAAGGCGGAGGGTCCCGGAGACGGGAACATAAAGGATGGACAACCGAGAGATGAGGGTGGGGGATACATTGTTGGTGGCGGTGTGGATGGTGCAGTTGGTGGCGGCGGCATTTCCGAGGGCGGTGAGACCGGTACCTGAGGCACGGACGGAAAGCATGTACGTCCCCTTCGGAACAGTGAGGGCGGCGTTAGGCTCATCCCACCGGATGTAGTTAATGCCGGGTCCGCGGAGGCTGGCACCGTTCCACGGGGTGGTCAACGATCCGGTGGTGGAAGTCACTTGGAGAGAAGTATCCGGGATGAGTGGTTTTGCGATTGGACCGAAGAATCGGATATTGTAACGGAGGCGTAGGACGACGTCGACCGACTCGGTACCGGGGGAGCCGTTGGATACGAGCAGGAAGAGACCGTTGTTGGCATCGTTTGCGTCGGGATCGACGATGGGCTTGTTCTTGTTGTAACTGCGCGCCCAGGAGGCAACGACGACGGCCTTGCGGTTGGAATCTAGCTGCAATCGTTGGGATTCGGATGGGCGGCCGCAGGCTTCAACGGTGTTCAGCAGTGATTCCGCTTGACTCGGAATCTGGGCAGGATCGCCATTCGGGAGATGCCTAATGATGACGTAGTTCTTGGAGAAGGCATTACCGGTGGTCTCGGCCTCGAGGGCCATCATGCCATGCCAAGAGTCAAATTGGCGAGCAACAGACTGGAGACGAGGCGGGGAGAGAGGGTTGACCGGGATCTGAGCAAGGAGCTGACCGGGAGTGGAAGAGGGAGGGATGGTAACGGTGAGGAGTCGCTCAGTGTCTCGGAAGTGGACCTCTGACATGTTGGGGCGAGGAGCTCGGGCTCTTTTAACCGGCTTGCGCGTGGCGCGTTGGAGTTGCGCCGGGCGTCTGGGCTTGCTGTTGGGCCCAGGCTGTTTTCGGGGTTGGAGAGTGGGAACGTTAGCGTTGCGTGGCATGTTTGTTCAGGGTTGGTTGGAATATAGAAAGCTAATGACCCCTAGAAGAGAGTGTTGGCGATGGCAGTGAGCCCTCTCTTGAACATGCGCTTGCTGTCACGATTGTGTTTGCCCTGGGTGTGTGCGAGTTTGCTGTTGCCGGGAGTCTTATAGAAGATCGCTTCATGCTGGGAGAGCTCGTTGAACGGGATCTCGCCGCGGGAGAAGCGTGAAATGAAAGAGAGAAGTACGTCAAAGTCGGAGGTCACTCTGGTGTTGTTCCAGTGGTAGAGCGAGTTGACAATGCACATGTTGTTCCCAGCATCAATGTCGATCGGCTTCAGAGTCCCGGCGAGGGCTTTTGCGTAATTGTCATAGTCCTCCTTGTTGTTGTAAGCGCGAGAGGTGATCTTGGCGGCGATGCGAGCGAAATCCAGGGCGACCCCACGTGGCGACACGAGGAAAGAGACGAACTGGCCAACGGCAGAGGAATTAGGTTTGAATTGGAAGCCGCACTGCTTGTTGTACCTGTTGAGACGTTCCATGTTGAATGCGACGTTGGGCCCGCGCGCGAGAGAGTCATCACCCTTGATGTACAGTTTGTCGAAGTCAGTCATCACATCTAGACAAATCGCTAGATTGAAGAGACAATTGTCGACGAGGGTGTGAGGAGCGCCAGAATCTTTCTTGTCGTTGACGACAAGAGAGGACTGGGCCGCGCAGATACGACGAGTCTTGAGCTGTTCGCAAAAATATGAAACGAGTTTGGCTGGGCAACCAATTCGGATGAGGGCTCGCTTGAGGATCTCGCGTGTTAGGTTGTTCTGGTTGGAGTCGAACTTGGTCCAATCGTTGTCGATGTAGCGTTCACCTTCCACTGTGTCTTTCTCAAGGATTGCCATGACCTGGACATCCGACATCTGGGAGAGGATGCGTACAGTCCCTTTGGATTGGTTGACGAGGACTTGTTCAAGAAGACGGGTCCAAGGTGCCATGATGAGGTTGAGCGTCTTTTCCCAGGCGGAGATGCCTTGTCCTGCTTTGTCCGCTTCCAGAGGGTCTTTGCCGAGCATCGGTTTCTGTTGAGCCTTGAGGAACGACTTGACGAGGTTGACGGATTGGTCGGTCCAGGAGTCGATTTCCTTCAGCTTGGAGATATCGTGCCCGCGTTTTTCCATCTTCTCGATGGCTTCCAGGAAGCACTGGTGGTGAGCGTTCGGTGGAAGTTCCCAGTTGAAGTGCTCTTCGACGCGACCGAAGAGTTCTTGAGCGAGGGGCTTGCAGGCCTCGTCGGGCAAGTTCTTGGTGGAATGGGTGAGCCGCTCAAGGTTTGTGCGCAGGAGGAGATGGCTCTGATGTCCTCTAGTGACCATGGTGCGCTGGGGGGCTTTGAATCTGTAGACCTTGTGGGGCTTGGACTCAAACTGCTCTTCATCACCAAGGGCGGCGAGCCTGATGACACCTTTGGCGTCCTTCCCGGTTTCTAGCTGAGTCGAGGTAACGGAGATCTCTTCACGGGGCGCCACAGCGGGGTAGTACTTGTCCAAAACCAGACAGGCGGTGCCGACTTCGGACTTGCAGAAGGAATAGGGTATGACTTTTGGGGCGGTTTCTTCCATGACTACTCCTTTGGGCATCGGGGCTGCATCGACGGCTTGGAGGTCCACGTTAGACTGGTCAGCGGTGAGGTTGAGTGGAGTCTTGTCGTTGATGAACGTGGTCAGGTCCCCGTTAGGAGAAGAGTCCTTGATGAAGAGGTTGGTAGTGTGCCTTGTAAGCCCGACGATCAGGTGGTTGGGGCTTTTGCGAATCAGTTCTTCTTCAGCGTGAGTGCCTGAGTAGTGGAGGATGACGCTGGAGAAAGTCTGGCCCTGGCATTCATGAACGGTGAATGCATTCTTGCCGGCGAACTGTTCGATTTGACTTTTGCAGAGCTGGGTGAAGCAAACATTAACTGCCTGATCGTTCTTAAAGTTGGCGTTGACGTGGGTGATAGAGGCGTTGCGTTTCGAAGTGGAGGAGATGCCGGGGTAGGCAGCGCGGATGATGGGCAAGGCAGCAATGTCTTGCGGGCACCTCTTAGTGGTCGTGATGTGGTGGCGGGGAATTGCCGGGAGAAGAGCTTCCAACATGGTGACGCCTCGCCAGAGACCGGAGAAGTCAACGTGTTGGATCTGCTTGGGATCCCCGACAATGAGCACTTGATGCTCAGCGGCAATGAAATTGATGTAGGCGATAGGGAGGGTGAAAGCCTCTTCGATGATGACCAAGGCCCACTTCTGTTTCTTGAGTGCGCGGAGTCCGGTGTGCATGGTGGCGGCTTGGGAAGGTGCCTTGAGTTCCTTCTCGTACTTGTCAGCGAGTGCGCGGGTGGGGCAGAGCACAAGCACCGGGCCGGAAGGAATGGTGGCCGGGATGATATCGTTGATGACCATGCCAGTTTTGGCCCCGCCGGGAACGCCGGTGAGCGCAAACATGTTCTCGATATGGAGTCGTGCCGGTTTGCGGAGGACGAGCTCGTCATGGGCACTCTTGAGGGCGATCTTGAGCGGTTTGGCATCGGCCTTCTCGGAACCTTGGAGACACTCGCGCACCAGGATCTCATGCTGTTCTTCGGCGAGATAAACTGGACCGATGCCTGGATCCACGTTGACAGGTTTGTTGAACTTGAGGGCCCAGTCAGGGGTGACGCGGCCTAGCGGGGTTTCAGGGGCAAGCTGATGTTCCTGGGCTTGGACGATCTCTTTCAGGGTCTGTTCCGCTTCCGGGAGGGTCTCGATGTTGTAGGAGAAGAAGACCTCCTCATCGAACCCGCATTCTTTGAACGTGTCATGGCGGTGGTAGTCCTCGAAAAAAGAAAGAGTGCAGCGGTGGAAGAGGTTGGACGTGGATTGAGCTGCCTTGGCGTCCTTTGCGTGGTGATGGAGGATGTTGAAGGTCTGGCAGATCCAGCCGTAAATCTCCCCGAAGAGACTTCGCTCAGCCCCGATTTTGTCCATGTGAGCGAAGGCGGCGTCGATGATGTGGGCGTCAAAGCGACGTTGGTACGCAGAGAGGATGTAGACCGACACGCAGATATCAGAGAATTCGGACGAGGTGCAGTGCCACCGTTGCTCGACGGTGCGGGAACCAAGGCGGATCTCCGAGACAAGAGTGCGGGCATAGGCTTTGACAACATCCAGACTAAAACCTTTCTCAGCGCGAGCATTGATGAAATCAAGGAGCTTGCGGACTTTGGCGCCGTCGGTAATGATGTAGTTAGAGTGGTCCTTCGGGTCGAAGTTGCGTTTGCAGAAATTGCGGGCGGCAAGCATGCGGAAGTTTGGAACCCTGATGAGATCCGAGAGAGCGTTCGGGATGGTGAAGGAAAAGTCCCCGGGTGCGGTCGAGCGGTAGATGTTCAGCTCGAATTGGCTTCCGTGGTAGGCGACCTTCTCGATGATGACATTGAAGCCGAAAGGGGTAGAATACCCTCCCGTGGTGAGGTACGACATCCAGGTCTTGTAGTCATGGGTGTAGGAGAAAGCGGTATCTCCGTTCCAGCCGAAGGTGATCTTACCGGTCTTGAGGTCGTGCTTGAAGTGATAACCTTTCTCGTAGCTGGTCCATTCCTGGACGTCCATAGCCTCAGTCGGGAAATGGATGAAGGCTTTGATCCGATGCGTGCCGTGGTTGCGCATACCAACGGCGAGATCCTGAAAGGAGATGTCATAGAGAGAATGGTTTGAAATGGCCACTTGCGCGGTGGCAATGCAGTTCTGCCAACCATTGAGACAGAACGTTTCTGTTGGAATGCCGGAGGCGAGATGTTGGATGTCTTCCCACATCTGTTTGTGGGAAATGCCCCCGGACTGGACAGCGAGGTTCTGGGTGGCTGTCGGACGGTAGCCGCGAACTTCATTGGACATCGCGGACGAGAGATGGCGACCTTGGTCACGGGCGGAACGCAGCGTACAGGCATGTGGGTTTTGCTTCCCAATGGCTATACGGGCGAAGGACGCAGCGTTGGGGCCGATCTCGATGAATGTGTCCAGGTTCTCAACGAACTTAGCCAGTGCAACAGCAGCGATGGACTGGTGCGCAGCGGCAAGTTGATGCGAACCTGATGGAGGTTGCTGGCTCCCCGGGATGATGATCATCGGGGAGTAAGCTTCGGAGAGCAGTTGGTAGTGCTCGGGGTCCAAGGCGACACGGACCTTGAGACC